GAAAAGAAAGCCATCCGCGATGAAGTTAAAGAAGCAGTACTGGCGGCGGCACAGGCAGCAGGTGCAGGTAATGTTCCCGGTAATGTTCAACGTATGATTGGCAGTTTGACTGCCCCGCAGATTGGCTGGCGCGAATTGTTGCAACAACAGATCCAAAGCACCATTAAGAGCGACTTTACTTTTGCACGTCCTAGCCGACGCGGTTGGCACATGGATGCTATTCTTCCGGGCATGCGGCCCGAAGAAACTATCGACGTTTGTGTGGCAATTGACACTTCGGGCAGTATCAGCGACAACGACCTGCGCGACTTCCTTAGCGAAGTCAAAGGCATTATGGATGCCTATCAAGACTACCGTATTAAGGTCTTGACTTGGGATACTGAGGTCTACAATCCGCAAGACTTCACTGCGGACAGCAATACTGACATCAGCGAATATGAGCCCGGTGGCGGTGGTGGTACTGACCCGCATTGTGTTTGGGAATGGCTCAAGGAGAATGATGTTCAGCCTAAGAAACTGATCATGTTTACCGACTACCAATTCTTTGGTTGGAGTCCGGAACAAGTGCAAGACTATTGCGACACCGTTTGGATTATCAAAGATAACGACAGTGCCGAGCCCGAGTTCGGCATTTGGGCACATTACGACGATAGTAACAAGGACTAATATGGAAGTAATTGACGCAACCAAAATCCGTAAACTAGCGGAGGCTCGTAAAATCATTAACGATCTGCAAGTGCGGCTCATGACACGTGAGCAGGCATTAGAGGACTTGGCTCGCTCTTGTGAGATCGCTGTGGCGACCCGACAGATTCATCTCACCGAGAGCTTTATGAATACAGCACTAGAGCAATTGGAAGATAAACTAGTCTTGCCGCAAGAAGAAGATGTTGATATGAAGATTCGGATCTACGAATAATGCTAGCACAAGGTGAGGCTAATCCGTTAAACGTATTTGGGTTGCGGCAATTACAACATTGCCCGCCCCACTTTGACCGTTTTAGGTTTGATCTTCGTGCAGAAGAAAAAACCGTTACTGATTGGATATATAAAAACTTATCAGGCAGGTTTTACATTGGTGACGAGTATCACACTGATGCCGAAACTGATCAATTAATCATGAGTAAGACTGTGGCGTTTGAACGCCCATACGAGATTACTTACTTTGCACTACACCTAGATCAAATTAATACGTCCTGGCAGATATTTTAAGGCTCAGAAATTTTTTCCATCCGCTCTACACCGAGTAAATATGTGTAGAGCTTTTTAATGGAGATAAACATGAGCGACGTAACTAGCGATAGTGCCCCAGAGGATCGACCAGGTCTTAACATACAAGATTTAGTTAATGTATTAAGAGTAATTAATACTTGTACTCAACGTGGGGCATTTAGGGCAGAGGAGCTTTCGGGCGTAGGCGGTCTTTATGATCGCTTGAACGCATTTGTCCAAAGTACAGGTGTACTTAAAGACGAAGATGCTGCGCCAGCAGCCACAGAATAAGGATTTAATATGTATAAACACGTAGGCAAACACGGAGACAAAAAAGTAGTGGTATTGTTCAGACAAGTACCAAATGAAGATCACATGACCTTATTGGTCTATAGCGATCTACTACCAAGAATATATCACGACAGCGTAATGACTGTGTTGGAAAGCCCAGTGGGTCAACAAGCTGAAAACTTTGCCGACGCATTGTTTAGAAACTTCATGAGCGACGGTGTCAACTGTCTTGAAGCATTACATAAAAGTCATTTGATTAAGAAAGTACAATGCAATCAAATTATCATGACTCCGACCCCAGCAAGTTCAATTCGTTTAGATGAACTTAACAAGTTGTTGACCGAAATGGCGCAAGGACAGGAAGCAGTTAATCGTATGGCTGAGATTGACAGCAATCGCGGCATGAGTGGTAAGAAGACCAGAGCTGAACCTAAGGAATTAGGTGTTAGTCCATTAAGTCGTAGTCAGCCTGCTGCTATCCCAGACAGCACAGGCGGGGTATTGACTGACGCGGATCTTGCACGTAGTCGTTTGCAACAGGCTGACGCAATGAAAGCCAGTGCTGCACAACTACTCGCCGAAGCTGAAAGACTATCAAAAGAGGCCTTAGACCTTGACCCAACCGCAACACCCAATGCCAAACCAACCAAGAAAAAGGCCCCGGCTAAAAAAACTTAATTTCACAGTAAGAGAGCAATGGGAAGCTATAGTTAAAAGTGTTAAGAAATCTGATGTTCCAGTTAATGTATTAGACAGTATTGCAGTACATTTAATTGATGGAACTAGAGTAGATATTAGTATAAGTGAAATGGTTTCCCAAGGCATCGGTCATGATGAGATTCAAGATTACATTAATGATAAATTAATAAATTTAGATTCTTATATAGAGAATGTGGATTTTTATGTTAGCGTTGATGAGGTTGCAAAACTGGTGCAACCAATGACAGATTTATTACTTAAAAATTTATGAAACCCTATTTAGACTTACTGCAAGATATTTTAGATAACGGTCAACAACGAGAAGATCGAACTGGCACTGGTACACTCAGTGTATTTGGTCGGCAAGTTAGGTATGACCTAAAAGACTGTTTCCCTGCAGTCACTACTAAGAAACTAGCATGGAAAAGCGTAGTCAGCGAGTTGCTGTGGATTATCGAAGGTTCAGGGGACGAGAGACGCCTTGCCGAACTTCTCCATGGTACGCGAGATGAGGACAAGACCACCATCTGGACTGATAATGCCACAGCACCAAATTGGAAAAATCTAGCACAATTCCGGGGCGACTTGGGTAGAATATATGGTGTACAATGGCGCCGGTGGCGCACGCCAATTATACATCGTAGTGATACATTCAAAGATGAGTTTGGTAATACATATAACCGCCAAGGTGGTATACATATTAAAGAAGTTGATCAGCTAACGTCGCTGATTGAGGGTATTCGAGCAGATCCATACGGACGACGACATATCATATCAGCATGGAATCCAGGTGAGATTGAAGCCATGGCCCTGCCACCGTGTCACTGCTTTGTACAATTTTATGTGGCCGGTAATCGGCTGTCCTGTCAGATGTATCAAAGGTCCTGTGATATGTTTTTGGGTGTACCTTTTAACATAGCCAGCTACGGTCTGCTAACGCATTTAATCGCTCAAGTGTGCGATTTAGAGGTAGGCGAGTTCGTTCACGTACTCGGCGATGCACATATATATCTGAATCACGTAGAGCAGGTAAAAGAACAACTAAAGCGCGAACCCTTACCTGGTCCAGGACTTGAGATCAACAGAACTATCAAAGACATTACAAAATTTACTATGAAAGATATAAGGCTGATCGGGTATGCATCTCATCCTGCCCTGTCAGCCGACATGGCTGTATGAAAATACTAGTAACTGGTGGACTAGGCCTAATAGGCCACAATGTGGTTGCACGTCTTGAAAATTTAGGACACAGTGTAGTTATAACCGATACTGAAACCAATTACGGTATCATTCCACAGGGTGAGCTTGATTACCTATTGTCTGAACGTAAGAAAAAAATCAAGCGGTCTACCTATTATAGATATGATATTGCAGATAAAAAAAATATAGATTACCTGTTTACATTTGAACGGTTTGACACGGTTATACATATGGCCAGCTTTCCTAGGCAAAAGGTAGTTAATGCCAACCCAGCATTGGGCGCACGTACAATGATGGAAGGTTTGCTTAATCTACTAGAAGCCAGCAAACGCACCGCAGTAAAGAAATTCTTATACATCAGTAGCAGTATGGTCTACGGGGACTTTGTGGATGATGTAACCGAAGATGCTGTATGCCGGCCACAAGGGCAATATGGTATTATGAAATTAGCAGGAGAACACCTTGTCAAAGACTATGCTCGTCGTGATTGTTTTAGTTATACTGTTATTCGCCCCAGTGCTGTTTATGGGCCACTTGATGTCGAGGACCGAGTGGTCTCAAAATTCATGCTCGCAGCAATGCAGGGCCGAGTGCTCCGAGTTAATGGAGCGAGAGAAACGCTAGACTTTACTTATGTGGATGACGCTGCTGATGGTATTGTGGCTGCTGCACTGAGCGCAAATACTGCCAACAAGACCTATAACATCACCAAGAGTCACAGTGTGACATTACTACAAGCAGCTAGGATGGCGCTGGAATTGGCCGGTGGTGGCCAGGTACTTGTAGGTGATAAAGATAGTGACTTTCCCAGTCGAGGTGCCCTAAACATTGATGCTGCTCGACGAGATTTTGGGTTTGATCCCATGGTAGATGTAACTGAAGGATTTCAAAACTATTACAAGTGGTTTACCGAAAGTCTATATTGGCAGGGCAAGATAAATGAAGATAGAATTTAATAACAGCTTACCGTTAATTTTTAATTTTCCAAATTATGCTATTCCGTCATGGGATGCCGTATATGATCATGTATGGTATTTAGATCCTGAATTTCACCAAGGCGATAAAATATGGGTGTGGAGGATTTTATCCCCAGAATCAAAACAAGGCGATAAAAACATGGGATATGTTTCTCCAATTTACGGTAAAGAATTGGATGTTATATTCTTAAGTTATCATGAGCTAAATGCCGAAAAAAATTGGCAACGATTATTAACTAAAGCACCCAATGCTAAACGTATTGACGGAGTTAAGGGTATACTCGAAGCGCATCAGGCCGCTGCCGAATTATCCAGCACTGATATGTTTTATGTAGTTGATGGTGATGCATATGTACTAGATGATTTTGAATTTAATTACGTACCCGACATATTTGATAGAGATGCTGTATATGTCTATCAATCTATTAATCCTATCAATAGATTGGTATATGGATATGGTGGTATAAAAATACTACCCAAGCATCAAACAACAATAACTAGAACTGCCAATACCGATATTACTACATCCATCAGTAATAAATTTATAATCATTGAAAAAATGAGCAATATAACCGCATTCAATACCGATGCGTTTAATACATGGAGGAGTGCATTTAGAGAGTGTGCTAAACTTGCAGCTAGTAATATTGCTCAGACTGATCGCCATGAAAATCGTAAAAGACTCAGCAAGTGGCAAACTACCGGACACCAAGAACCATACGGGGTCGATGCCATCGATGGTGCTAAACACGGAAGTAAGTACGGCGAAAAATTTGCCAATGACTTAGAAAAGATGGCATTAATTAATGATAAAGATTGGTTAAGAAAAGTATATGATACCCATAGATCCAGACTCGTTTAGTAGTGGCCAGATTGGTAGCAAAATTTGGCTTTGTGAAGAGCTAGAGCGGTTGGGGTGGGAATCCGACTATACCTACATATATGGCGGGTGGTATGGTATTACAGGATTTTTACTGTTAAGTCGAGGTATTTTTAAAGTTAAAAATATACGCAGCGTTGATGTTGACCCCGCATGCGAAAGAGTAGCAGATACTATCAATAATCTTTGGGTCTGGCAGAGGTGGCAATTTAAAGCAGTGACTCACGATTGCAATGAAATACAACCACCGGTAGTAGATTTAGTAATTAATACCAGTACAGAACATTTCGAATCACATGCATGGTTTGAAAATTTACCAGCTGGTACCAGAGTAATATTACAAGGAAATAACATGCCGCATGACGATCACTATGTTAAATCCGATAGCAATGAGGAGTTTATTAGTAACTATAAACTTTCATCAATTGAGTTTAAGGGATCAAAGGAATTTGTATATCCCGAATGGTCGTTTACTAGATTCATGGTCATTGGCACTAAATAATAGAGATTTGTAGCGTGTTTTGTGTGGAAATTGGTGATTTTATGCCCTACAATTGTTACCTAGTATCTAACTATCAGTTTTATTGCGCTTGATCCATTCATTAATTGTACCAACATCTACATAATTAGTTGTTTGAATACTTTTAAAAATATTACCTTTATTAATAGAATGCTGTATCACGTGACTTACAAAAAACTCAGTGCCTAAATGATTTATAAGAGAGTTGTACGAAGATAAAAATTCTGAAATTTTATCAAATTTATAACCGCCCACACAAAACTCGTCGCTAATGATTGACTTTTCTACAATATTCTGTATTATTTTGTGATTATTCGATAAGACAAAACTCTTGTTTAATATCTGATCGCCCGAACTAAGATTAGTTATTTTATGGGTACATACATAATTGCCCTGCTCAACCACATGATCAAAATAGCTATCGCAATCTTTGATAAACAGAGATTCCTGTAAATTAAATTTTGATAATTTTATAATATTAAAAACAGTGTCAGCAGGACCTTTTGTCAAATTGGGTATGACTACTACATTGATATCTTTTATCCTATTCTTAAGTTCGGCGACTGCGTTGTATTTTTCATCATGATCATGTAGAACCCCAACAGTAATATTAAACTTTCCGTAATAGGGTTTTAGAGTATTCTCTATCATTAGTGACTGATTTATATCTTCTAGAAGATACTTTGGTTTCCCGCCGGGATACCTTGTTGATAAGCCAGCAGCTGGTACTATAACTTCCATATTTTGTAAATCTCCTTGGTTATAAATTTATGTTCTGGTGTTCCCAATTTACAATTCCTGTATACTCTGAGAAGCATTAAAATGTACAAGTAATTGTCAAATGCTTCAGGAAAAAGTTTCATCAACTCGTCGTTTATGTATTTTAATTGGCCGGGAATTTTTACTTCAGTGTTTCTCAAAAACCAATGCCCCTCTAAATCTTGTCTTAGTTTTGCTATGTCAAAAATATAACTACAGTATGGTCCTGTTGAGACATCAATCATGTAAAAGTTTCCAGTATTGCTGTAAATTAAATTTTCAAATGTGAAATCTCCATGGCAATCACTTTGATAAAGATGTTTGGGCAATCTATTAGACAATTCTTCTTTTGTAAAAGGCAGTAGACTACAATCTATTTGGGATAGATTATCATTAAATATATCTTCGTAGTTTTTAGATATTGAATTTTTTTTAAAATTATTAAATACTGAGATTAAAAATTGCAACAAATTTTCAGCCGAATGTATTAACAAATACTGACCAATTCCTATCCCCGGAATATATTCCATTTCTAAAAGTTGATCTTTTTTGAAGATAACCTTAGGGACCAAGTATCCCTTATTATATAGATATTCGAGCTGTGTGTGGTTTCTATCAATGGGACCAATTTTTCTCACCATCAAATTTGAATTGTTCTTAACCATGTAGATTTTTGCGCCAGAAAATCCCTGAAATTCTTGTACAATTTCTTCAGACATGTTTTTGATATTTGTTAAAATATTGAGAGTCCCATTTTTTGATAGCATCAAGTACTATTTTTTCAGACCAGTCGGTGAACTCTCTCGCATAGCTTTGGCCAGTGCTATGACCGGACTCGTCGTAGTGCTGTAATAATTGTAAATCTCTCCAATCTAAATATCCTTGATGGATATTAGCAATGTCCGTAACCCCCGGCTCAACAAGGCATCTATAAAAAATACATTTCTCAAATTCAGTTGCCTGTATAATTTTTTCAACTTCGACATAATCTACACAATGGTTAAACCAGAAGAGATGCCAGTCGTTAATCTCAGCATCCTCCCAACTCTGAATAGTTAAATTATTAAATATTTTTTCTATGGTATGAAAATCAGACACCAAGATCACATCTGCCAATTTTTTACCTGTCTGCAGGTCTGCTGTCCATATAGTACCTAACTTGTTTTTATATGCGTCAATTTTATCTAAGCTAATAGGTATGTTAATATTAAAGAACATATCAGGTCTAATCACAATTACATAATCGTATTGTATATTAGTGCTTTTTATTAACTCAAGACCTTGCCGCCATCTATAAATCATTGACGAATTGTATTTTGTTTGTACAAAAGAATTATAGTCGTCGATTAAAATACCATAGGGAGTTTTTCTTAAATCAGTTAAGATTGTTTTTTTGGTAACTGATTCAGTAACTGATAAATTTATTTTTTTGCAATTGTATGTTGTTACATTCCAGGTACTAACATACACGTCTACCATCGGTGAATCAAGAAATGTCATCGACTTTCTACAGTGTTTAAAAGTTCGATATTCCCCAGATATTAAAACTGCTATTCTTGGCATACTCACGATGACATTATGTCTTTATTTTTGTGAAGTTTATCATAGAATTTTTTAAAGAATGCGCTTTGTCCTGCGCCCATTTCTACAACAGGAATTTTTAATTTGTTTTTAATTTCGCCAGTTATATAATGATAGTGAGCGCGGCGTTTTTCAAATTGTCTAGAAATATCAGTCATGAAGATTTCTTCAAGAGCAGCAAAATCCTGTACCCGAGTGTAGTCCCAATTTTGATCTAGCATGACTTTATATGTACCGTATCTCGCACCATATGTAGCCCATGACCCGTGCTGTACGTCATTTCCTACTGTGTGCCATATATTTAAGTATTCTAAATTTTGATAGCTGCGCATGTTTGTAAATTCAGGCACTGTAACTCTTCGACCGCGGTCAAGGCACATCTTTACACCTTCACGAAATCCTGCACGCCATGCTTGAACCGGGTTTTGATTTGGGTATGTAGTTGAATAACAATTCCACAAAGGAATATATTTTGAATCAAAACAAAATTCTACTAGAGTTTCGTTTCTGCCATCACTGTTTTCATGAGTACGCATATTATTAATATAAGTTTTAGTCCAGCAGCTTATGCCGCCATTACCATAAACTAACCCATTAATACTATTTTTAGCACGCCAGCGAAAAACACAATCTGCATTTTTTTCGTTTAGAATTAAACTCTGTTGGAAAAATGCTGCGTCTGGTATATTATCGCCATCAATTAAAATAAATCGTTCAGTGCCGCTAGCAGCGGCTGCGGCTTTATGTGCAGCATCACTTCCCTCAACCCCATCAACCCTAGTAGCCCACGGTACCATGGATTTTATTTTCCCCCAAAATTCTTCTCTTTTAGGTTCGTTGTAAGTAAGAAAAATGCAATCTAAATCTTTTATGTCTATTATCATGAGTAACCCCAGCTATCACTTTCGTTTAAATATGGATGATCGTCGATTACAAAAATCATGTTATTTTTTGTTGTGTTGAATACGCCGGTATTAGTTTGAATCAATTTTTTATTTTGTACTTGAAATTCAATTACAAGTTTTTCTAATTTTTTATCTACTACTCGATAATTGCCACAAAAATCTATGGAATTATAAAATTCTTTATCGACTACAATGTAGTTATCTGATATATCAGACTCTGAATTAGTTTTATGTGTACATGTCTGTGTATCCAAATCGTAATGCACTCGGTACACCGACGCGTCGGGTACGTGCTTAACGCTGGCTCGTATATTAGTTTCGAAGTAGTTGTTCATAATGATTAATTATATCGTTGGATATGAAATTTTTCTGGTGGTAATGGAATGGTAAGGTTTGCCGAGTAAACCCCACAGTTAAGGTAGTTTTGTCGAATTGATGATATACCATAGTTTGCCAATCTTGATTAATTCCCCACCCATTGATAGCACCTTTCATATGCACAAATCTCGGTATTTGTGTTTCTGGATTATGTAATTTGGTGTCGCCGCATAGTTTCGCTGCAATAGCAAATACTAAATCGGTATTGGGTTCTGTTTCGGTACATGACTTTAATATTTGATCTCTAAACAACGGCCAATTTGCATAAATTAATCTAGCATAATTAAACAATTCTTCAGCCAGTGGTGATTTTTTAAAATAATAAAATCCACTATAGACATTTAATAAATGATTGGCATCAAACACTTGCCGGTATACTCTGCTGCTGGAAATTTCCCCAGTATAATCAACCACGTTAGTAGTAAAACAAACATCTTGTAGTGCTAGTATATCCCACCAATGATCCACTGATGATGTAAACAACATGTCTGCTTCAACTTTAATTGTTTCTATATATGGGCTGGCTTGTAATGCTTTCCATTCGTTTTTTAATTTCCATTTATCATTCAATGAATCATCTTCACCGGGCACGGGAATAATATGATCAAACACTTGACGATGCTGATCAGTTACTAACTGCTCAGTGGTGCGATCAACTACAATTGAATAACTGTTTATTTTTTGAGTTGCTTTGATACTTAACGCCTGGACATAGGCCATGGTCAGATAGTCCACTGATCCAGAATTTTGTACAAAAGTTAAATATCCGCGTGTCATACTGCAAAGTTGGTTATTTGATCAATTATTGCTGGATCGGTGATTGTACGTTTATTCATAATATGAATATTAGTATCGCGTAACCGCATCATCAAAAATTTTGAATCATGTTTGGGTTGCCATTTGAATATTAGTTCGCCAGATCTCCGAACTTCTGCTAATGCAACAGTAGTATTAGCAGTCATGAGCTGCCCCGGAATCGCTGTAAATTTTTTAATATTATAACCGGTTAAGGTTTGCAATGCAATACTTAATGCATAATCGTTTCTAAACAGTTGCGGATCAAAATTATATGCAGTTGAATAATACAAATAATTACGTCGTATTGTTTTCATAAAAGCAAATACTGATTCAGCCAATTTGCTTTTTGTAAAGTAAACTACTGTTGCCCACTGCATGGGAATACCGGGAAATCCCACCCTAGCACCTTTCTGCAATTGGTTACTTCCACTTATATCAACTACTCGATTATAGCAGGCAATTTCTAAATTGGTATTAAACAAATATTTTAAGTGGTCATCGAACATTAAATAATCAGCATCAATTAGTAATGTTTGATCGTAGGGACTTAGATCATATGCACTTGACCTATTTTGATTATGCCATACAACTTTTTCTTTGGCACTACCAAAATTAAACACACGCTCAAATTGACTTTCTCCAAGATCCTGTACAATGATAGTATCAAATACAGGATCTGTTACTTCAATTGAATTTGTAACTAAAGTAATCGGAATGTCTAAAAATTTTTTTACTAGTTTAGCGGCTGCTGTGGCCATTTCTACGTAATCAAAAGCATTGTTATAGGCAAAAATTAATACACCCTTAGACATCTGTTGTTCTTTGGATTGAGTTTACTCGTTGAATTTCTGATGCCCAATGTGCTGATGCTGTTCTATAGGCCACTTTAATTTGTTCCAATAAACTGATCCTATTTGCCAATATTGGATTGTTGTACATATCTTCAACATGCACTTCTTCTTCTCCCCAACTGTTCAAAAAAGCAATTAATTCGGGTTTGGCTAAGAACGTGCCGCCGCGATGTTCTACTATGAGTTTTGATTCGTACGTTTCTTTGAGATTATTTAAAAATACGGTTCTTGCAAATTGTGCATCGGCAAGATTTTTGAGATTTTTGGCTTCCATGATTGATCCTAAACAAGTGTTTAGTATTTAATCAATTAAGCGATGCCACTCCATTAAAACTAGCAGTTCCCCATGTATTAATCGGGAGATAAGTTCTACCCGGGCTGGACTTGACTAACGAAGTAACGGTAGTACCTGAAACGTGATCGTTTCCGGCGGGCGTAATCATGGTTCTATTTACAAAATTTGTAATTATTATTAAATTAGTACCAAGCCCGCCATGAGAACCAGTGCTACCAGACGTTGTCAGCAAAACTTGTATATAGTCTAGGGTATCAATGTAGTTGTAGTTATGGCCGCCACCATAATATTCACTATATCCAGCTGCTGGATATTGTCTATAGTGCTCAATTGGTGTTCCTGGGATAATTGTCCAATACCCACCATTGCCTTGATTTCTAATGGTAAAGTTTGTAGCCAGTGGATCACCGCCTAGTCTTTTGGTATTTCTATATCCAATTTCTATAGTACCTGCTGAATTGCATAAATTACGCCACAGTACATCTCTAGAAGTATTACCTCCAGTGTGTGTGAAATTCAATTTGATTTTTCCGCCTGCATTGAAATAATATCTAGCAGCATCGGCACTGGCAAATGTTAGTGTTTGTGTGACACTTAGTGTTCTTGCAGCATCATGCCCCCATATGCCAGTATAACTAGTAGTACTGGCAACACTGTCAGTTACTGCATATGTATTTCCAGTATTTCGAGTTGCTTGTTGTATATAAGGAACATAATGACCATATGGTTTGATTGTGGTCCCAGCAATCACTGATGTAAATCCAGAATCAATACTTGCAGGATTATATGTTGTAATGTTTTGATGTTGGGTCGCTAATTCTAAGATAGCGTCTAGATTATTCCACTCAGCATTTCTTATTAAATCACCAGCAACAACCGGGGCTATATATGTGGTATCTTGTCCATACCCATACGCGCCAGAGCCGATACCCCAAACATTACCAAGGGTTGTGCTTGCTGTATTATAATCATTGGCTTGTACTAATCCGCCAGTTACATAGGTCATACGTGATCCTTATGAACTCAATTTAACAATTGCTTCAACCGTACCAATTTCAGAAGTTGTTTTACCAGTTAACGCTCTACCAATTACATTCCACGGAGTAATTTCTGCTTTTGATGCTGCTCTAGCTAGGCCATTGCCTGCACTAACTAATCTATCGCCCTTTTTAATACGTCCAATAACTTGTACTGGCACACGCCCGCTTACTGCAACTGGTGGGTGAGTGGTATTTGATCCTGCTCCAGCGTTCATTAAGTATGCCGGTGCTGTACTAATAACTCCAAACACATCGTCACTTAGTTCTTCTGCTACTCGAGTAATTTCGTTTGCGCCGCCCAAAGCAACTACGGTACCAGGTGCGTAATAGTCGTCAGCTGCAAAGCGTTCTGCAACGTCGGCGTACAATGCGCTAGTAGATGTGCCATGGAATGTAGTAGCATACACACCAGCAAACTTGTAGCTGCTTGATCCAATATCATATAAATTATTTTCTGTTACCGTCAAGTCACTACCAAATTCTATCGGTCCCGTAATGGTCTGTAAATCTGTAGTATCGTTGCGAACATAACTAGATTCTGGGTGATAATCATCATTGATGTCGCGTAAGCCCAATGCATCCTGAGCAGTACCATTAAATAATTGTGTAACTGGCGCCAGATTGCTAAGAGTTAGGCCGGGTAATATATTGCCAAATCCAGCAACCGCAGTTTCTTCATTTGGTTGGTATTCAGAATCCTTGCTCCAAATTCCAGCAACTACGTCGTTTACATAAAACTTAATAACCACATGTGAAATGCCAGAAATATCAGTTAACGTGTCAGGTATTGCGCCAGTGATGCCTTGTTGTAGCGTGTATTGCGGGCCAATCAATCTCCAATTATGCGGTGCGCCCGACCATATAAACAATTGTTTATTAAAAGTGTCAAACCACTGATCACCAATTGCTGGTCCAGGTGGGGCTGATCTAGCTGCGGTCGCAGCACTGATCGTTTTCCATGTTCCGCTAGCTGTATAAACCTTCATTTGGCGATTTTCTGAATCAAACCAAAGTTGTCCAATTAGTGGATTGACTGGGGGAGCCGAATTAGAAAAATTTTCCAGTAGAGTTACTAAATTTTCATTCATGAACTGGCCGTAGCCAGCGTAATTTTTACCAACCAGCGTTAAACTAGTGTAGTTTACATCAGCGGTGCCATCTGCTATGGTTACCAGAGAGTCACCGTTTGATAATGTAATGTTGTATGCCATTCTAAAATACTCCGCAATTAATGTTATTTACCAGTTTGCAGTGCTCCATGCTACTCGTCTCCAAATCTTTATTGATCCGTCAGTGTAATCATCAGAACAGTAATACAAATATGTATAATCAAACGATATCATTCCACGTTTGTTCCCGGCTAACCCAAAACTAGTAGCAGGAGTGGGAACTCCTAATATAGCGCCACCACTGGTGGTATTGGTTCCGTCATTGAAAAAAACTGTGTTAACGTACAAACTTTTCCATCGTTTGCCACTGGTACCAAGGGTAAGACCGCCACTCAATGACGGATATAATGCAGCATTTGATGTTCCTACTATTTGTACCCCACCAGTGCCATTTGGGTTTAATATAATGGGCTGATTAGTGTCTGTGCCGGTAATTGTTTGTGTTCCAGGATCAAATGCACTGTTGGGCCCTTGTGGTCCAGTTGGCCCGGTGGATCCCGTATCTCCCCTAGGACCGGTAGCACCAATTCCGGATGGTCCTGTGGGTCCTCTGGGTCCAATTGAACCAGTAGCACCAATTCCAGTGGGTCCTGTGGGTCCTGTTGCACCAGTAAATCCAGTAGGCCCAGTAGAACCAGTGGCACCTGTTAATCCAATTGGGCCTTGAAGGCCAGTGGGTCCGGTTCTACCAGTTGGGCCTGTTTCGCCAGTTGCCCCAGTAAGACCAGTGGGCCCAGCACCTGTTGCGCCTACAGGACCAGTGGGCCCAGTAAATCCTGTTGCGCCACGTGGGCCTATACTTCCTGCCTGTGCCACTGCTTGCCAATCACCAAAGTTGTTGGCATCAAGAGACCAAACTTTAAGTTTTTTAGCTGTACTGTCGTACCAAACTTGTCCCTCTAACGGGTTTTGCGGGGGCGCAATATTAGCAAAATTTTCAGCCAATCGCACAAAATTATCAGCTAAAATTTCCCCGTACCCAGCATAACTGCGACCTATTAGGTACAATCCAGTAGAAAAATCCAATGCCCCATCTTGGATAGTAAGTAGATTTGTCCCGTTAGTTTTTCGTACTACGTATGGCATATAATTAACTTGTTAAATTAGTGATTGTCTGTACGCGAACAGTATAATCTATTTGTATCTGGCGATTTAAACTTTTTTGTACTGGGTGAAAAATTACATGCGTTAGTAGCTTGCCCAGGCCGGCACCGGCTTCGTTATAACCTTTAAGTCCTAATTCGTCAAATACATAATCGTAATTGGTATTTTGAGCATTATCAAACGGCAGCTGTCCAGTTTCGGGCTCACCGTAGTCTAATAGGCAAGTGACTAAAATATCAGTATACACAGTGCCGGGAACATGCACAATTGTCATTTTGTTGTGCAATGGCGCTTGATTGTGTATGTTATTGTTATCAACAATTTTAAAATACGTAGGGTTGTACAAATCGCTGTTTTGAGTTTTAACGTTTGGGGGCAAATAGTTAATAACCCCAGTTGGGTCAATTGTAGTTCCACCGTTACCAAAATGCATTTCGGCTATAAAAGAATTTGCTTTGTTGGCTAAACTGTAAGCCATCGCTTCACTGATGTTCTCATAATGAATGGCATTTCGCTTATTAACAAATACTTCTCCGGACTTGGGATCAAAAATTTTAATATGTCCTTGCACTGATACCCCAGAGTTTTCATCTGGCAATTTAGCAGGCACTTCTTGGGTAGGGTGTGATATTGGGTTCATGTTATTATTTATCATGATTAATAATAGGGTTTACTCTTCAAAAATACTGCTATAGGAGTGGTTGAGCTACCTAAAGTAGTATTATAATCTTGCCATTGGGCATATTCACGGTACTTGGCAACTACTTTTATACCATTTGCAATGCGGGCCACTGCATCTGCTGTAAATGTTATTACTGCGCGAGAGTTAGATATTAGTAAGGTATAATCAATGTCTAGCCGTAACTTAGTTATATCAATATACACACTCAATTGATTTTTTGTTACTTCTAATAGATCTGCTACCATAAAACCGGTTGTAAAACTTGGGTTGGTTTTCTTAAAAGTATAGTTTGTGCGATATTCGTCAAATCTATTGGGTATAGCTAAATCGGGGCCTGCTGATTCAACTCTACTGTCAACGCTGTGAGCAGCTGGAATTGGGGTTCCGCCCACACCGCGACTTAAATGTAACAATCGATTGTTCTCAAAATCTACATCACGGTAGATAATTTTTTCGCCGTTAATAAACACAGATCCGGTAGTTACCCCACCAAACACCAACGATACGCTTGCAACATTAGCAGTAGTATCGGTTCTATTCAATGTTGAAGTTAACAAACTAACATTACTTCCGGTTACTGAATAGTATTCAGTATTTTCATCAATGCTTTTAAACATTCGATAAGCAACGTTGCCTGGCGCTCCAATGTTTGCACTGATATCAGTGATAACAGTCATTACTAGTGTATCCAGTGTGGTTCCGGGGATTAGTTCTTCCGGAGCGCGAGCTATCTTTTCTTCAACAAAGGTGCCACCTGATAAATTAATATCTGTTAAATTTGTGCCTGTTGCATCATCATAGTTCATTGGAGAGGCTAACGACGTATCATTATAAATTTCAGTATTGTCATTGACACGATAATCAGCAACCGGAACTATCCTAGATAAGTTTATTACCCCAGTAGCGGGATCAAATTCTCTAGGCACTTGATGTTTAGTTGGTTGGTATCTAGAAGCAATCCTGTCAACGGCAGATTTGTAATCAGTGTCTGCTATTTTGTCAAACAAAGCAAAATTAAACAATTGGCCTGCAGGAACTGCATCTGTTGCTACGTAACCTTGGCCGCCATAACTTACACGGCGTCCACTAGCGTAACTGGTGTTAGGTAACCACTCAGTTATATCTGTAGAATAGTCAACTCTATCAAACTTCAGTGTTGTCTTAATACTACGAACTTTATTGTTAGCTAGTCTAGCAACTGCGGTTGCTCCAGTACCAACTCCACTGATAAGAACTTTGGGTTCGCCACGGAAATTTTTCCCAGGATTAACGATAGTAATACTGTCAATGGTGCCTGCTATTTCTCCAATAGTTGCGTATGCTACTACACCAGTACCGGATCCGGCACTGTCAACAATAGTAATTACTGGTGCTTCGGTATATCCTTGCCCGCGGTTAGTAACTGTAACGCTGGCAATGCTGTTCAAATAATTATTATACCAATCTTGATATTCTGGTAGCAAAAATAATTTGTTGTCTTTTGCAAAGTATTCAGTACTTGGACTACGGAATCGTTTTAGATCAGAGTCGTAATAGCCCGGCAAATCAAAATCAGATGTGTATGCAGATGCAACATCCATGCCAGTATACCCCACACGGTAATTGCGTATCTTTGTTCTGTAAGGTTTAACTTCTTCTAAATATTGTTTATAGTACGAAGTATTATCTTTAACATAAAGAGGAAACTGATCTAGATCGCGTATCTGATGTAACACATCAATGAAGCTGGTTTTAAACGCCCAATCAATATTTTTTTGTTCACTTAGTATGTACTCAACTGCAACAAACATTAACTTATTATAGTCATCGGCTAAATCTTCAATTAATATGTTTTTTTGCAATCCAATTAAGATGTTTCTAATTTCTTGACTGTAATCATTATCAAATGAACTGCCATCAAATACTGCATTATCAAATCCAACACCGTTAATGTCAGTATTCCAAATTAAGTCGTTTATTTTTAATGTGCCAAACTCTAATGCAATCAACGCACTATCAGTTGCCGAAGAGAATTTGTAAATTTCAAATCCTTTTTTAGGACCATTTAATACTTTTACTATGTCACCGGCCACAATATTAATTTTTTCAATATCAGAATATTGTTCAACTACATAGTTTATTGTAGTACCGCTGGTGAACTCGCTACTGTACCAAGTGTCAAATCCCCAAAGTTTCGTAGTATTAAATTGTTGGTTTTTAACTACTGCATATTCACCGGCTGCTGTAAGCTCTCGTAGTGTCCATAGTCCGTAGTAGTCTTGATCATCTGCTACTAGTACACGTAGACCAACTTGTATATCACCAACTTCGTTAAACTGGTTTACATATCCTAATTCTGTGATATTTTCTGCCCTGAAGTCATATTCGGATGCTGGCGGCTCTGGATCTTTAGCAAACCAATTGGCTAATGTGTAAGTATGTGTACTTTGTATTTTAGTTGACGCTGTAGTTCCGGAGAATACTAAATTAGCATACTCAACTATATTTTTAAGTGCTGTATTTCTGTTTCGCACCAGTGTTTGGCGTGGACGTAATCCCAGTCCTATCTGTTGTGAATATCGCAATTTAGGATCAGGTACAACCATACCCAAGCGATCTACTCCACTTAAACTGTCAACTAGCTTATCACTAATTCTAGTAGGTAAAATACTATTACCATTTCCTTGTTGTACTAATTCAAATTCGTTATGCATGACGTTGGTGTTTAACACGCTGTCATAATCAACTTGTAAAATTGTATTTGTTCCCGATATGTATTTTTCACAGTTGACTAAACCAATGCTGCGATCTGATAATATTTCAGCATAGGGTATATTTTGTAATTTTGGATTTGCAATAACATTTTCAATTCCAGTTGCACTGAGCAATCTTTTACCGTTGCGCGGAACATCACTGCGACCCTTGACCCAGTAGTAATAGGTGCTGGTAATTACTCCGTTTATATCAAGTCCATATGTAGTTACATATGCACTGTTATCTGAGTACAACGGAGTTCCTTGTTCAACTGACGAATACTCGCTGGGTAGTAAATTACTTGCGACCCATTCGTATACTGCTACATCACTGCCAGGGAATAATTTACCCCAATTTTTTAAACGGTAATTGATATCCCCTTGCTCGTAATCAATATAACGAAGAGTATTTAAATTCCACCATGTAACGCCAACTTGCGCAGCATTCCAGTGGTATTCGTTAGATCTTGTTTGGTCAACAGCCGTACCAGAGTTGTAACTTGCAGGATCGTAACTAGATTTAAAATCTAAATCTTGTGCTGCTATCCCTAACACTTTACCCTTTGCAGGATCTATGTAGTCCAATGACGTTAACATAGATTTTGTTTTAGCATCGTATAAAAATATACGATTAATACCGTTAACATCAACTGCTGGTAACTGATGCTTTATTTTGTTCCATCCAATTTTACCAGTTGCGTTTTCGTAACAATACACTTGACCAGCATCTTGTTTAGCAGGTAAAGTATTGTCGTGTAAGGTTGCGCCGATTACCAGTGAATTTAAATTAAAATCAACGCTGTCTCCAAACAAATCACCAGCTCGTAAATTAGCAGCACCAAATTCTTGTGCCATACTAAAGCGCCCGTTGGGATCTAGATCTTTAATTGATGATGGCATAAAATCGTATGTGTACACTGCCCCAGTGCCCATAAAATAATCAATAAATCTTGTAATTTTTCCATCAAACGTGGTTTTTGCATTATCCAAGTTGGCATACAATTCAATTGACCCGTTAATACTGCTGATCAACAAAGTTTCAGCATTGGCAGAAGTTCTTACTTTACTACCAAATTTATCGCCTGTGGCTTTAAATGGTTTTACTATTTTTTCTGTTAGTTTATATACTGATATACCGTAGTAATCTAGTGAGTTACCGTAAGGCAATACTTCTAATTTATTAAATGATGTGGTTAACGCAGATTTAATAGTTAGTGTATTCTGCGATGATGTTGCTGTTATTCCTTTTATGTTAGCTCGATTTATTGCAGAGGCCAAGTTGCTGATTAGTCCTCCAGAGAAATTAATCAAAGTATTGTTAACAACAATATTACCCGACAATAGATTATTAGCAATTGGCATGGATACTACGCTGCCGTGCAATAGCCCAGTATTAACAAATCTAAAAACTGCACCACCCGAATATTCATTATAGCTATAGCCAGGTGCGCCCACGTAGATGTTGCAATCATTATTAGAAACTTCAACGCTTGTTCCAAAATTTGCACGATAGGTGGACACATCTGGTTTAATTTTTTCTACTAGACTGATACTATCATTGGTGTTTTTATAAACGTATGCTGCGCCGGCATATAGTTTGCCATTTACGCTAGAGTTTGGGGCGCCAATTACTAGAATTTTTCCTGTACTTTCAGTTTTTACGCTGTGCCCAAAAAGAACTCCGGTTTCTGCCCCGAGTATAACACTTAGGTATTGATAGTATGCTCTGCGAGTTATAACTATAAACCCATCCTCCTGCTCAGTGAATATATCAAACTCGTTGATATTAAATACTGATGAGTTAACAACCACTGAATTATTTGATACTGTGTAATCAGTACCTAAGGTTAATAATTCATTTTTATAATATACTGCTAGACTTTCGGCTGCTCCAACTGTATACGGTAATGTATACGATTTACCAATTACAGCTTTAAAAGCTGTGGTATTAAACGTATGGTCAACTAATTTATAGCAAAATACCCGATCAACCCCGGGGCTACCAATATAAAGGTATTGTCCATTCTGACTTACTGATATGCTTGATCCAAACTTTGATGCTGGTAATCCACTGGGGTTATCTATTATCTGCACTGGGCGTACATATGCCGGATCAATTACAGAATATACAACAACCTTGCCTGTATCTAAATTAGTATTAGGTGCACCTACTATTATGTGTCGATCACTGGCATCAACTGTTGACCCCAATGCAGTAATATTAGATTTTGCCAATGGTAGGACCGCTATTTCTTTTTTTGTAGTGTTGTTTTTAAATACGTGCAGCGCCCCAACTCCACTGTAATCCCCCGGAGAGCCAACTGCAATAAACTTTCCATCGGGACTAATTTTAACTGAGGTACCATAATGCGAGTACGCCATGTGTTCTCTGGTCTGCATATCTAATAGAGTAGCATATTGCCATGGCGAACTCTTTTCATAAACTACCCAATTGCCGTGTTCATCAGCATCAACCCAGGTCAGATCACCGTCTTTCCAAGTATGCAACGGTGTTGCATTGGCAATTTCTTTTGGAGAATTGAATCTTATTGAATTCAATACAAACAAGATTCCAGATCCAGATATTGGTGAATTTTTTAACAGTAAATTTTGTGCAATTGTAGTTGCAGTCACAAAAGAAGTTAATGTGTCAACTTCGACTATTTCTTGAAATCCATTAAACAAATCATTAAATTGTTTAATAAGTACTATATCGCCTACTTTAAAATTATGTGGATTTTTAGTTTTAACTCTTCCGCGGAGATCTAATGCATATTCTACATCGGTGATTATGTTGTTAGTCTCGTTGACTCTATAGATATCCCAATCCCTGTTGTTACCTTTTGCTACCCATATCGTAAACCCGCTGGTAATTACAGTGAGATCTGTAATAGTAGTATTAAAAGTAGAACTATCAAAAATTGTAGCATCAACATCATCAATGATTGCATATCCTGCTGATTGGATATCATTTTCAATTGAAGAATTGGGTGTTCTATTAAGGAAATTTACAGGGCCTCTTTGCAAAGGCCTAGCATATAAATTTTGATCACGGATGGAAATTATTCCATTGATAGGCTCTGCATCATTGTCGATGATAGCTAGTCCTAAATCTCCAGTATATCGCCATGACTCATCAAGTTGAATTTCAACTGTGTGGTTGCTATTTTGTGCGCCATACTCGCCTACTCGGAATCCCCATTCTTCGTAGTAGGTAACATCATTTTTTAAATTATTAAACAATGAATTTTTTAATGCATTGATTGCATTTTTAGTACCCTTGTCTTTAATAAATCCCTGATAAAATTTAATTTGGCTTGTTACACTGAGATTTAAATCTGTTAAATAATCTCTTTTTCTAAATCCGATTAATCCAGCGCCAAATTCTTGCAGTTGTTCGCTGGTGGTGCTGCTATCAACGTCATATAAATCGTTAAATTTTGCCGCATTGGTAGCAAAGTTTGGCAATAGACCAGTTTTAACATCTTCTTTATTAATAATTTTCCAATCTTTTAAAATAAAAGTATCGGTTGCTGCTGTATCCTGTATTGCTGTATAGTAAGTGTTTTTGTAATCAACAATATCACCTTTGTGATAATCTGTACTTGCTTTCCATAATGCAATTTTAGAAGAATTATATATAAATCCAGGTGCGTATAAAGAACCATCCCAGTTTGCAGTTTTTTCGCCAACTAATTTTAATCTATATTGTCTACTACCCAATTCAGGAGAGTATATAACGTCATTAAAAATAGTGGCATTATCAAAAACTAATATGTGTTCGTGCTGCACTAAATCAAGTTCTGCATACGCAATTGTTTGATTAGTAGTAGTTTGTATTACAAAATTTTCAGCTTCACGTACAATGAATAAATTATCGTTTTTAATTACTGAGAAGTTAGGATCAAGTATTCTGCTGCCCAAGTATTCGTTTGTTATTTCGTCAACAACAGAATATGAACTGATTAAATTTAACTTGTTATTGCATGGGCTTACAATCATCATGCTGCCAGAATTCCATCCTTGCAAAGTCCAGGTCAAGAATTCATGAGCACTTAAAACCCAATCTTGTGTCATTGCTAAATCTTGATTGTATTCATCAAATATAAAGCCTTGACTATTTAAATAGCGTTGGTAACTAACTAAAAAATCTACTACTTGCTGTCTAGAAGTGAATTCATACCCATACGGAATAGATAATTTAACAAATTGGTAATTTTTATATATAGTGGCGCCAATATTTTGTACACTGATATTATAACTTTCACCGTTGGTATCACTTGGTATGATAACAAAAAATGGTGAGTTGTTATCATATCCAGTTACTGAGTATCCAGTATCAGTTTTTTCAATTATAACCGCACTGTATGTTACACGATCAATTGGTACACTCTTATTCAGATATATTTGATAATTTTGATCTGGTATAATAATTGATTCATTTATACTACCGGGACTGTATTGCTCGGCTAATACTGTTAAATAATTTTTATCAGTGAAGCCAGCAGTTTTATAGCACAGTTGCACATTAAGATTAGATAACAATGATCTAATAGTTGCAGGTCCATCAATACCCTGACCAATTAAATAATCACTAATGTAATTAATATATCCTGCGGCGTTGACTGGGGATCCGTTTACTACTTCCCGGTGTATGGTTATGTCAGTGGGATTTAATCGCTGCCCTGTAGAAAGTATTTGATACTGGTTAAAATAATTATTTTTTTGATATACAGTAGTGTCAAACAACATGGCAAAATACATAGCTGGTTTCATGACTGCTACTATCTGTTGCAATGCAAATGGATAATCACTAGAGCGCATCCATGCACTTTCAGCAGGTGATTGGTCGCCAATTGAAAAACTTTCAGCTGTACGGGAACCATTGAATTGTTTTGCAATTGATCCCAGTGGTGGTAATAAATTCCCATGTAAGTCTACAGGGATAATTGACAATAATTCTGCCCGAGCATATTTTGCATAAGTGCCTGCGCGGGCGCCTTTACGAATTATGCCCAAACTAAGGTCTTTCCACAACGATTGGTTTTCAGCTGTATATGGTGCAGGTCCGTATGTTTCAACCCACCATGATGGGGGTTCTGTGAATCCCAACATTTCCCATGGATGTGTGTGTGGCCGATCAGTATCATAAAAATAGTTATAAATTCCGCGCCACCAGCCCGGTAACGGCTTATTAAACAAAACGTCAGTACTAGACTTATAATTGTAAGTGAAAGGGTCACCAGATTTATAATAGGTATTAGTATTAAAATTAACACGATTAGCGCCGGCCCATTTCATAAATGATCTAGCTCTGATTGCGTCAAATTCTTCTAGAGTATATTCAGTCTCTCTAAAGCGTCCGGGGATGTAATCTCTTAGATCAAATCCAGATTTTCCGTAATTGGTTTTGATATTATTATAAATTCTTGTTTCTAATTCTAATAAAAACAAATCCCTATAGTCGCCAAAAATTGGAGTTAGGCTACCGTCGTGCCCTTGTATTACTTGTATTGGATTTGAGTAAGTATTATCATTGAATATAGCAGGTAAGAATTTAGGGTACAGGCCTAACTTAGTAGGAGTTTCGGGTATATAATTACCTTCGGTATTGTATTCTCTTATTTCAATTATTGATCCTGCAATTAAATCAACAGCGTCATCAATGATGATCGCCGGACGATCTAAAGGAAAGTAATAGTCTTTGCCATATACCAGCTGGTGGGAACCGCTATAAACTAATATAGCACGAGTTTGTAATTGTGTTATATCAAAAATAGAGTTTATTTTGTATTGGCGTTTCATTGGATCTACAACCGTATATCGTGTTGCAGTATATGTGCCATATGGCACCATGTCACTGGCATTCCAAGGAAACGATGGATTTTTTGCCTGATTAATTGTTTGTAATATAACATCAACCGCAGTTGACGGGTTGTTATAATCTAATCCACTTAGAGTTAGCGCAGTTTCTAAAAATTTATTTTTAAATTTACTGTATTCTCTTCGTGCATAGTCAACACCATTGATAAAATTAGCTTGCTTAGATATTAAAAACAAACTGGCGTATATAGTAGGTGCAGCTGATTGCAATATATTGCCGCCATGATTTTTTAAATCAATGTCTCTTAAATTACTATTACCAGGAACTGCACCCGATACTCCAATTGAATTTTGACCAACTACGGTGACATGATTTCTGAGTTGCCCAAGTGTCAGTGTTGTTAGCGGCAAATTTTTACTGTTATAATCTAAATTTTGTGGCACCTGATAAAAGCCAATGGTGCTGGGTTCTAGACTATAAATTAAAATGTTAACAATATCGCCAATGATCATTTGTTTAGTAACATGTATAGCTTTCTTGGCTCCCACTGTTACCAATTGGTAATTGGTTGAATTTAGCAATACATTGTTTAAAAACACTTTAAGATTAGGAACATTAATAGCCGGAGCAGGCAACACATCAATTTCAAAGTATGTACTATCGCCAGTATAAGTGGCGCTGATAGATTGATATTGTTTATCTAACTCGTCCCGGGTACTCCAAACATTTCGTTTAGTATAGTCCAATCTACTGGTATTTTGGCGCAAGTATCCAGTGTTAACATTTTTAGATACAATTTTTCCGTTGCGCACATAGGTAAATTGATCATTATCAAAATCATTATTAAACAATATGTCTGCTAGTGAATTGAAATTTCTATACGACAACGGGAATCCCAACACCGAGTCATTGTTGCCAGTTCCTACGCTATAAGAAAAAATTTCGGTACCAGCAAATTTACTTGACGTATATGTGCTGGACAAAAATGATTGATCATTTAAATCAAATACATCAAACTTTGGCGGCTGATTAACTTTAGTTTTTTGCTGTGATCTAACCCATTCGGTACCAGTATACCACAGTGATATTCCTTGCCATGGCCCCGACAGTGCCACAATGCTATCAAATTCATCATAAGTGTCTTCTGGATCTTTTGATACTATCAATTGAATTCTTGGATCCCGGTATTGGTATTCTTGTGCCAGGAGTATTGCGTTAGATTTTTCTTCAAGCCGCAATTTAGTATCAGAGTTAATATGTGCAATGGTACCTATATAAACACCATCCATGGTATACATAGCCCCACCAACTTTTAAATCAGTAGTAAATTTTGTGTTGCCACCAAATACATAGTCACTGCCACTAGATCCAATTAATTGGATATCAAATATTTGATAACCAGTTAGTTCATAACTGGCTGTAAAATAAATTAAGTAATGTCTATTACCAGTGCTAACAACTGAATCCACAACTCCTATAGCTGCGCCAGCTGGGTAATCAAGTCCGCGAATTTCGGTTGCAGTTAATATATCACTTGATCCTATTACTTCCCAAACATACCTATTAGGAATTTCGGGATCGCTGTCGTCCACAGCTGGATTGCCGACACTTACAAAACTAATATCAGATGGTTCAATGGTAATTTGGCCACTGCCTTTTCCGTCATAATATGAATATCTAGTAGAATCATTTTGTATAGAATATTGTACAGTATATGCTTGAGTTCTTACCAAAGGATCATGATCTGCTGCAAATAGTACACGCTGCCCTTGTTTGAATTCGATGTCGTTTACTACTAGCGATCGGCTATTTTGCACACTAGATTGCCGGGTAGACTCAACACGAATATCAAATCCCATCTGTAGAGAGCGCAATGTAAGTACGTTGCCAACAATACTATATTCAGATTCTGGGACCCGAATATTGCCAGCAGTAACAATTATTATGTCACCAGCGTCAGGCGTAAAATTTAATGTATATGTTAATCCTACATTAATAAAATCAACCGTACGGTTATTTGAAATACCAAATACATCTGCTAATGTCATATCAATAACATCAACAGGTGGCTTTCCAATTCTGCCAGAATTGGTTAATTGTATGCTGGCATCAAACTCAATGATTGGACGCTGTGCGCGACTGGCTTGATCAAATGTTGGCACTGTTTGATTATATCTGGCAGTTGCCTCAATAACATCAATGTGAAACCAACGATTTTGCCTAGCCCATGGACTTAAATCTAAGCTGGCTCGATTACACAAAATATAATCAGGAGTAACTGGTCCACGATAGACCTCATCAAACGCCCCAGAACCATATGGTACTTTGTCAAACGGCACTTGACTAGTTAATACTCCAGGTTCTGGGCATACTAAATTAGCAAATGCCACTAAAGAAATACTTTTACCTACACCTTCAACAACATACGTTTTATTTGCATAGTCGGATGGTGTAACTGTACTGTCAAATGTTACCATTAGTCCGTTAGTAAATTGTACACCATTAGGACTAGTAAATTTACTATTACCAATAATTTCATCATGTACATCAATCGAATCTACCGCGTTATTGACAATGTCAATAATTCCATAAGCAGCAGGATTAGTAGCATCTTGATAATATAATCTGTTAAGTTGTGCAGTCAGTGCAGGAATTTGAGTAAGTTTATTAATTACAGATTTATTAAAAAATTCTTTGCCGGCGTAGGTATTGCCGGATCTCACGTATACTTTATGATTCTCCGGCAATGCTTGAAACACATCTAGTGCAATAATATCACTTGATCCGCCAGCTGTGGTCATACGAATTTTCCAAACAGTTGGCATGCCATCTGTAATAAAAATTATAGTTTTGTTGCCGGGTGACAAAGTTATACCATCAATACCGCCTAGGGTATTAACTACATCCCGAAAACGTTGTCCAACTATTTGATTCATTGGGGTAGTGGTTGCGTAATCCACAGAACTCAACAATGGCATTGCTAAGAAATTGTCCTGCACGTCAATAAGCGGAACTCTAAACTCAACAACTCCTACGTCTGCTCCGTTGTTGCTAACTCCCAATACATCCCTGCTGCTGATTCTTGGTTGTCCAATTCTAGTACCAGTTTTACTAGGTTCGGTCTGTATCCAAAATTTAGAGCCAGGCTGGTTGACTTTAAATTTATAAAGGCCGCCGCGCACCACCACCAGTCGAGGATTGCTAAGATTGCTGTCAATATCAAAAAGATTTGTATTTGTATTTTTTGTTATAGTAAAAGTTTGTTGACTATTAACAATTGCAGATGTAACTGGTACTGGATCAAGTCCATTAGGAACCCAGTAATACTGGCTGTAATTAATAAATTTATCAAAATCAAATAAACCATCATAGGTATAAGATTCAGAAGAAAATAGTCTGTCGTGATTTGTAGTTTCACCACCGTAATATTGTATTTTATTAATTAAATCAGAGTATCCGCTGTACTGTTCAATTTCGCCTGCTGCATTTTTTATTACTATGCTAGGCTCAAGTTGGTAATTCTGTCGGCTGCTATCTATCTCACTAATATACGTGTCAGTCGATTTATATCCAGGTGCAAAGTTTCGTCCAATATAACCATTAAGTCTAGTGAACGACGGCTCAGATATCAATTGATCCAGTGTAGCTGATAAAAACTTTTTATTGGTATCAGTCTGAAATATTTCTGGTAAAAAATTTAGTGTTCTGCTAGCGGCCATATATTAATTTAGTCCCATGTTCAGCTGAGCTGCTGTTATTGAAGTTATAATTTCTACGTTTTCTACGGTTGCTGCACTAATGATAATTTCATATGGCTCAGCATTGATTTGATACAGATTACCAAACCCTATATTAGGGTTAGATGGTACTACTACAATTGATGATATTGTAGGGGTCAATGCTTGGTGTAGATATGCACTTAATTCACTGAAATAAAATGTTTCTCCAAAATCCCAATTATTAATATCAAAGTAAGTATTGATTGCATTAACCACCGATGATTTAACATCATTATCACTAATTGATAATGATGAATTTTTAACTACTTTAAATGTTGCCTGTAGATTAGACTCAGATTTATTACCAAAAATTGGTTTAAACACTGCACTATTAAAAATTATAGTATCACTTACGCTGCGTTGATCATTTAACGAACTAAAATCCATGGATAATTCTTGGCTGGTGGGCGCGATTGGTTTTGCAATGCTGTTGCTGGTATCTTTAATCCAATTTTGATAACTGGTTTGATAGGTAGCTGTTAGCAAGTATAAATCAATTATATTGCTATTAGAAGGATCAATTCTTCTATAATCAGGACTATTATGACGGTACTGAAACGAAATATTTTGTCTTCCAATTTTAGCTTGATAATTGTGTTGGCGTGTTACTGTTTGGGGACCTGTCAGTTGGAAAAATAATTTTTCTCCAGTTGCATAAAATAATTGTCCAGGTAAAAACACCCCAGCATTGGCTATAATGTCTTGTTCTGTAGCAAATTTGTTGCTGATTAGATTGCTGTCAACTGGAACTAATTCACTGAATTTTTCATATCCATCAACCATTTTAAAATAAACTAATTTGTTATTGGGATTAACGTCGGGCGCTACGATAGATTTAAATAACAAAGGATTGTCAGGCAACGAATCGCTGTTACTGTCTTGGAAGGTGACTAAAATTTTATCATTGTTTGAATATCCATCGTTCTCAATTATATTCTTATCAATATACCATACATAATCTTGTCCTAATGCACTGGCAGAATCTGCCTGTGAATTTGATTTCAAGACAGTGATTTGATCTCTTAATACTGTTCCGGTTTTGCTATCGTAAACTCTAGTTTTTCCATCGTAAAAGAATGTGGTTTCTCTAGCACTTTGAAAAATGTACTCTAGTCCCTTGTAGTATATGGTATAACTTGAATTGGCAAACACTGCTTTAATAATCCAGCTGTTATCAATTCCGGTGCTACTGGTGTCTCCCTGATTGGCTAGACTAAAATTACCAGATCCAATATTTTGTTCAGTTATTATTTGCCAGTCTTGTTTAACTTTGTTATATGTTAAACCAAAAGTTATAAAGCCCTGTAACAAGTTAGTCAACTTTGATATGAACGCACTATTAAAGTTATTTTTAAAAATAGGATATATCATGCCAATAACTGCGTTAGTTGGCACTTTTACATTAAGAGTTACTGGCCCAATTCCGGTTGCATAATTACCTACTCCGTTGTTGCTGCCGTCACCCAATAGTTCAACAATATTAGCATAAAGATAATAATGATCCGACAGCTGAGTTGCCTGCCCCGGCAATAAATTATTGTTACTGTCAAAATAATAGTTAGGTGGTGCATCAAATCTAATAACTGCACCTTTTCTAATATAAGTTGCAGTGTCTTTTACTACTCCGCCCACTTGCGCTGGTTTTAAATTTTTAACAAAGTAACCAGTAGCACTATTAGATCCGGTGGTGCTTAGATTCCAAGAATATCCAGCTAATGTATATGCAGGAAATTCAGAATAATAAAGATGCTTGGTTTCATTTGACGAAATTATCTCATTGACAATTTTTTGAGTTATCATCTTATTAACATCTGCAAATGAAACTAAATTAGTTTTAAAATTTCTTGTAAAATAATTAGCATACAGTATGCCGTCACTGCCAATGATGTTGGTGCTTGAAAATTTCCCCGTTGTGTCTAGTGCATCTAAGAATCTGCTGATCCCTGAGCTGGTACGATTAATACTTTTAACTTTAATTATATTGCTGAAGCTGGTGAATGGTACTATGTTATAGTCTTCACCGGTGATCATTCTATTTTGAGTATAGTATGCTTGCGGCGCACGTTGACGTATTTCGTCGGACGTTTCTCTTGCTGCTGCGTTAGTCACTGTATACTTTAAGCTGGCACGAATAATTAATGTTTCGGCTCTGCCTGATCTGCTGACATAATTAAAAGGTATAACAATGTTTTGCATTTCATCAGGCGTTATCTTATAACTTAGTCCGTTGCTGCTTCTATAATAAAGCCTAAAGTTTCCTTGTGGAATATTAGCAAAGCTACCGTCGCCAAAAACTAAATCAATTTGATCTCCTGCTCGAGAATTAACTTGGTAGAGGTTCCTTGCAGATAATTTATTATAAATGACATTTATGCCCGCCACTGCCGGTACCCCGGTCCACAAGTCCTGCACAGTTCCGTTAGTGGTTAGGCTATAGAGCCAAGTGTCGGTATTGTTAACGTTATTGTTGTTGAAAGCCACTATCCTATTAGGGATTGAATCAGTCAATGAAAAATCTTGACTGTCTAATGTGCCTTGTTTGAAGTAAATAAAAAATCCAGTATTGTTTGAGCCATTGCCGTAATTGTCGTTGCGGTATAAAATATTAAACAACGAGTTAGCCTTGGGTGCAGATTCGTAAATATAATTCTTGCCTATACTAGATGCGCTAACTGCTTCAAAATCAATTTTGCTACCTTCAATCTGAGTTTCAAATTTATAAGTTCCAAGTATATTTGATATAAGATTTAATCCGTACTCTTCTGTACGTACCCCGTTGATAGTTTGCGTATTTCCAGGTTTGCCTACTACTTGGCTAGTGGCCAATGCTGCATTTAAAATTGTTACAAATTGTTCGTACCAGTTATCGTTACTGCTGTCGTTCCAATTGATATTGGAACTGCTTAAATTAAGTCCGTTGCTATCGTATACTGTTTCGGTGGTGTTTACGCTTTCGATTTTTAATAGTCCACTTGCAGGTATATTACGTTTAGGATTATAGCTTACTAATCGGGCTAGTTTTAATATGCTGTCCCTGCGTTCAGCAGTGTCAATAAAATTTTCTCTAGTGTTTAAGTCTGCTCTGAAGGCTAAACTTTGTCCTAGGAACGCGATCAAGTCAATTAAGGCAATAAACTCACTGCTTTCGGTAAAATCATTAAAGTCCTCAGGGTAATATATCCTGAGGTAATCAATCATACTTTTGCGCAGCGTTTCAAAATCGTAACTAGTAAAGTCTGCTTCTTGGAAAGTTTGATATATCTTCTTCCAATTGTCAGCTACTAGTAAACTGTGTTGTCTTGTGTTAATGGCCATTGTATTGTCCGGTATTTAATATTTATAGCATTTATAATACACGCAGTTAATTGTCAACTGACATAGAATTTAGCTTTTGATTGAAAGAAACGGCCATGGCCTGTGTTTGATTTGTTGGAATATAAGTTAATGCTAACTCAATTTGTATCCCGTATTGGTATTGTGTTACTACAATATCGCTGATTGATAGTCTAGGGTCGTACTTGGCCACGCGAGTTACATCGTTAACGATTAATTGTTTAATTTCTTCAGTGAAAGGCTCAAACAGCACATCCCATATTATGGTGCCAAAGTTGGGATTCATTAATTTTTCGCCCTTGCGTATATGAAAATGGTTAAACAAATCTTGTTTAGCCAGCTCAAAATCAGTTAAGCGAAACTTTTTGAATCTATTGTAAGTACTAAAACCTTTATACGTGATCATAATGTATTTAACCCTATGTCGTAGCTGCTAAAACGTCAACAGCATATCTTCCCATATTAAAATAATCAGTACCAGTTGTTCCATTGGCATCACTGCCCTCGCCTGTTTTACGCCATGTACTTGCTGCACCGGCGCCAATTAGGTGACTCGCACATATCATTCCGGCAACTGTACACAAATCATCGCCTTCTTTAATTGCGCGTTTTTGAACCAAACTTTTGTAATTAAACGAAGTATTTTCCATCATTACTTTTTCTTGGAACGCAGGATTGTTTAAAAAATCTTCTTTTGATGCAATACCTGCCGTGTTTGCTTTAGTAGTCCAGCTGGTTGTATAATTCATTGCCTTATTTCCGTACTGCTTATAGGCATCATTTTTAATATATCCTAATGTGGTCAATGCGATTGCACCCATTTGATATTTGCCTAGGTAGTTTAATTCGTTTACTGTTGTGTAATTCCAAGTACTCTCGCTCCAGGCCAGCTGCGCAAATACCGCTCTGGTATGTGATTTTGGTAGCGGGCCAATGCCAGCTGGTGGGTTAGGGGCGTCGGGCCTAGTCAGATATTTTCTATTTAATGGCTTAGTTACTGGTTTCCCTACTGCGGCTTTTGGACCTTGGTCTGCTACTGCAATAACGCCTTTGCCTTCACACTCAACTATTGGTATTGGTTTTTCTAGTGGGCTAACTTTAGCAGGTTTGGCGTCCACCGGCGCTGCCGCAGCAGGCGTTGCGGCTGGTGTTGCAACAGGTGTTGCAACAGGTTCAACTACTACAGTTGGTCTGGCAACTGCTGTTGCTGCTGGGACCACTGCCTGTGTAACTGGTGCTATATTTTGATGTAACTTCCATGGCTCGTGGGTTGGTGCTATCGGAACTATAGTTTCTAATGCTCCATCTACACTTTTCCACACCAACCCTTGTTTACCAGTATCACTTAATTTATTAATTTTAAGTGCTGTGGGTCGTGCTACTCCGACGGTTCCTCCCTCGTTTAACGTTACTTTAGCGCCAGTAATCCTAGTTCCGGCACTGCCGTTTATTGAAGTTACTCCATTTGTGTTTAGATTTAATCCGCCATCGCTGCCAATATTTACTTGGCCACCATACATTGTTAATCCCTGAACTGCATTTAAATTAATGTCGGGACTTTGTGCAACAAAAGTTTTTCCTGCACTGACATTTATATTTTGACCAGCATGAAAATTTATATTATTATCAGCATGAAAATTCAAATCAACCCCTGCACGTACATTAATGCTATCTGCAGAGTATATGTTTAAGTGGCCTTCTCCAGTTAATTCAACCCACACACTACCATTGCTGTTGCCAATATAAATCACTTTTTCGCTATCGTTCATTAACAATTGATGACCGCCGGCAGTGCGTAATCGAATTAAACGATCTTTGTCGTTTAAATCTCCGTCATCCATAACAAACTGATGGCCGCCGCGGCGTGCTGCAACCGCATAGTCTACAGGATTTAGATCACCAGATACTAATTTTTTTTGGAAGTCAGGGTCTGGTGTTGGGTCATTGATAGGGCGACCAGGAGTGCTTATACCAAAAACTGCGCTGGGCATTTCGCGCTGAGAACTACTGGATATTATACCACGAATAAAATCTTTTTCTAGTCCCTGTGCCCGTAGTACTTTTAATTGATGTTCGTGTACTGGTTTTTTAATGTTTGGAAAATTTGTCCAGTCTGGTTCACTGTTTTCGTTAAATTCTGCCACAATAGTTGTTTTATCTATAGATGCCAATAAAGAAGAATCTTCAAGAGTTGATGTATCTTTATTGCTACTACCAGCAATACCAGGCACCATATGATTTCCTAGGGTGTTTGGTACACAAGCAAACCAAAAGCCGCGCTCAGGATCTCCGGCAACAAATGTACAGAGCACAAACACTCCTATGTCCGGAGGGACGGCCCAAAAGCCGTAGGTATGCCGCACTTTACTGTAGGAATTTGTTTTGGTAGTGTCTGGTTGATATGTGCTGCCAAAAAACGGACTAGCATAGGACACCGTACGCCAATTTTCAGGATTAGCTTCATCGCCTGCTCCTAAATCGGCAATCCAAACATCCATTCGTCCGCTCCTAGTAGGATCTAGATTATTTTTTACCTTACCAATAAACGGGCCGCTGTCTAATCTAGCACTAGACGCTTCCCGTAAGAAATGATCTGGTGGTTTCTTGCCTATTCTTTTATCTCGCATGTTGATGTCCTTGATTAATTACTACCGTACTTGTTTTTAAGTCGTCTATTGATTTCGGCTTTATACCCTTTGGGATCTTTGACTGGGTCTGGTAATCCTGTACTGACTGGTGTTGGTGGAGGCAGAGGGGGTGTTGATTGCCTGGCTTCGTGCATGATAGCTGCGCCGTCACCGCTGCCCATGGGATCGCTGTATGCTTCTGGGTATCCTGCAGACTCTAGACTAGAAGAAGGGGTCACTTTGCCGCGGCTGTTGCCACTGCTGGTATTACTTAAATTTACGCCAGTTCTAACTGCGGTTTCTTCAGTTTTATTTTGAGGTATCGTAGTTAATTCAGGTTGGCGTTCCTCGGGCTCAACCCCGTTAAAATTTTCAAAAATTCTAATAAGGTCTAGAGTTTGGGTAAATGCTCCACCAGTAAACTCATTGTCAACAGTGATAATTTTGTATATACCACTAAATGCACTGGTAGTATATTTTGAATCAACTACCATTAGTCCTGATTCAGGGTCTACATCCACTGGAGTGTTAAAGGTTAGTAATACAAATCGTTCAGCACTATCAAACATTATACTGCCGTTTTTATCAATCAGTTTACCACTATTTTGATCTGGGTTTGTTCGAGGATTAAAAAATATATCATCTTGTTTAATAAATTCTGGATCACCTAAAATTTTAAGTTTAACGTTGATCATATCCCCGCGACTTGAGCTTAACGTGCTTTTATAAAAATCAGTAACTAATGCAGCTTTACTATCAGGATTGGCTGCACGAGGTATATCTGCATGACCCGACACTAATTTTATTTGATGGTTGGTTATTTGTACTGAGCCAGTGGAATTGTTTAACAATTGCCTAGTACCATCGGGATTTTCTTGTTGCACTTCAGTTTGTTGAATTTTACTGCGGTCAGCGGTGATCGCAGTATAAAACATAGTGTCAAAATCTAAACTAAAGTCAATGATGCTATCGTTGCGGCCACTATACATATAATGATATTGTTTAGTGACTGATTTTGGTTCTGACTTTGGTGCATTTGGAAATTTTGTATTAAAGATAGCCGTAGGCATTATATGGTATGTAATCTTTTTACTGTACGTATCTCTAATAGAATCAAATTCTAGTAATTCCACAGTGCTGGTTATTTTAAACCATGCCATGGGATCATTTTTATCTTTAGTTATTTTTTTAGCATCTGTAGCAGGATCGTAAATTTGATCTCTTACAAGATCACTGGCTCGCATAACCATATTAATAACTTCGATGATTGATGTTCCGGCATTTATGCTAAACCCCGATTTGGATTGATCAATACCCACATTGGACATTTTAGCATTGTTGCGCAATGCTTTAACTGGGTCTGTCATAGTAGTACTTGCAGATGTAGTAGTTTTTGGTATTACTATTTTTGATTTTGCTATGTCAGGATGAATATCAAATTCATAAATTTCGGCATGTTGTGAGTGTCCGGTTGTCGCCAGCTGGGACTGGTAACTATTCATTGCCGCAGCATAGCTGCCGACTATGTACGGAGTTTTTGCTAGATCTTTGGTAACTGACTCGGCTTTTGACTGCAAATCTGCCACACGCTTGTCATCAGGATTGGTTTTCTTTTTTTCCGCTGCAACTTCTTTGTAAATTCCATCGAGCCGTTCTTTATCTAATTGCTGCACCGCAATTATAGAACTGGCCTGTCCGGCATTGCCTTTACTACTGAAAAATTCTCCAACAGTTGATGCTTGTACTTCTAATATAGCCGGAGTACTACCAATGCTTTCAGTGAATGCTTGTTGGCCAAATGGCATTGCTTGTATTTGATACTCTGCACCCTTAGTAGAAATGTTTATCTTACACGCAAGTATTCTAATAGGTATGTATTTGGTTTGATTTGGAATAGGAGTTAGCAACTCGCCAGCAGAATTATTACCTAAAAAGTCCACCTGTAGCATATAGGGGATCTGCATCCAACTTTTAGTACCAATTTGTTTTGTTACTTCTAGCAAGCGATCCAGTAGAGTCACGCCATATGGTTCAACTATAGTAAAACTCATTTCAATAGCATTGGTATTTTTTGTGCGAACATTCATACCTACTATGGTTTTCATTGTTAGATTTTCAAAATAAAAATCTTCTTTAAACGCAGGATGTCTATTATACTGATCACCGCGGCGGCCGGCACTGGAAATTAACACCGTGCCCACCAGGCCTTGCAATGTACCAGTGTTTCCTGTAGAGGCATCAGTTATTGCTACTCCTCTATCCCATTCTTCTTTAGTAATTTTTCTAACACCAGATTTTTTTGAAGAGCTGGTAAAAAATGGATCCCACATGGTATTATAAACATACCCCGGTGTTAACACCATATCGTTATACTTTTTAGGTGGAATTATGTGTAAACTTAAACTATAGGTATAGTCTGCATATTCTAATAATAAATTTGATCTTGGTTCAAACTCTACGTATTTGTTTGATTCAACTACTAGTTCTTTTTCTTTTCTCGCCAGTCTAGCAGTCTCGGCTGCAGATTCATCGGCGTCAGTTGTTCGTTGTTCGCCCGCTGCTGCTTTTGCTGCGTCCCACTCTTCTTTAGTGATTTTCCTGCCGCCAATTTTGCCTGCAGAATTAGTTGAGGTTGCTGGTGGTGGTAACGACGGAGCTGCGCCCTGACGATTAATTCTTGCCGATGCCTGTTGATTATTATGCTCGTTTTCTAAAGCTAACTTTTTACGTTCTTCGTCGGCGGCTTTTTTACCTTTTTCAGCATTGGCTTTAATTTCAGCCTGTCTTTGTTTTTCTAAATATTTTTTATAAGCGCCATTGTCCATATTACAGGCCTAAGGTTGATATTAATGTGTCTTTAGAAGGAATAAAAATCGTTGTACCTGATACAAAACTAAAAAGTGGATCAATTAATACGTTGGGATTTCTGCTGGCAAATACCCACCACAGTGCAGGATCACCGTATAAGTCAAACGCCAACAGTTGTGGTTTTAAATTATAAATTTCATCTATGGTATAACTGGTATCGTTGATATTTTTAGGAATATTACGATAAGTTAACGTATCTAAGAAAGGACCAAATTGTTGGGTTTCGTGATACGGGCTCGTTTTTGAATATACCGCCATTATAGGAATCCTCGATCTAATAACCGACCCTGAGCAAATTGTTCAAGGTCAAAATCAGCAATGCTTCTGCGACTGTATACCGGTTGTAATGTTATTTGAATTTGGCTATTTGTTGGAACTCGAGTCAATTGTGAAACTGTCCTAGCAGTGTTTATTAAATTTTCTTGGGCACGTTGTTGTGGATCTTGCAGTGCGCTATTTGATTTACCAGTCAACAGCTCGGATCCGGGAATTTGAATATAATCAACGTCAGCTGGCATGGTATGTGTAAAGGAAGTCAGCACACAAGGTACATGCGGGAAATACTGTTTACCATACCCATCCAGAAATAATATAGGAGGCGGATTTCCGGTGTGACTGCCAGATCCATAAAACATTTTTGTAGCAGCCCTGAAAAAATAAATACATGCTAACAGATATTGACCTTCGGTTACATTTTGTACAGTAAAGTCGCCAGTAATTGATATAGCGGCAGTGTCGCTGCTGTCATAATAGTACGCAGGATAATTACTGTGGGTTAGTTTTTGTGCGGTATATCCGGCACTAAAACTAGTAGTTATACTCGGAGTATAGGGAAATACAACACCTTTGGTGCTTTGCAATGGAGTTAAAATACCAGCATCGCTGTTTTGATAAAATATGCCAGAATTCTGTCCAACTGTAACTTTAATACGCCAATCATCATTTGGCAATCCGGGAGCAAAGACATTGACACGAGTTTCAGCAACTTTAGGTTTTTTCTGTGTACCACCTTTGAGTAAATTGGTCAATGACAGTCGAGCATTACTGGGGTCTAAAATGTTGCCAACACTAGCACCAAATTTGCTACTTGCAATACCTGAAACTGCGCTACCAATAGTATCTAAAAATGACATAAAAACCTCTTGTGTTTAATATTTATTCAATGTAAAATGTACATATATTATAAGGAGAACTACCATCAAACATAATTATCTCAACAACAAAGACATCTTGAAAGAGATTCATAAGAGCAAAACCACATACTGTGCGTTTTTAGAAACCACAGATGCTGATTACGACATGATCTTGCATGACGTCACTGAGATTACTCCTAAAAGTATTTTAGAAGCACGTGAGACAAGATCCGAACGTTTAGCCAAACTAGCACACGAAGCTGCGGTGGCTGCGTCTGGAGAAAAACGCAGACTTGATGATTTTAGCATTGACGTTGCTAGTATCAAAGATACTGATGTGGTTTTTCGAGTTATGACTTGGGAGCATATCCCAGTGGATGAGGTTAAAAGTGCCAAAGCCAGAGCTAAACTTGATTTAGAGGATGAGGAGGAAGATATCGTACGTACCGAATACGACGAAGATGTATTAGCCACTACCAAATACACCAAATGCAACTTTCCCCCGTTTCAACACTATAAAGTCAATGACGCTATTCAACCATTTTGTGTAGGTAAAAGCCATTGGCGTGGTGATTTAATATCTGGAGAGTTTAACAGGGATCACGGCGCAATGACTAAAAAGTTAGCTCTGATGTTTATGAAACTGTGTGAGCGCTATGCTACTCGCAGCAACTGGCGTGGTTACACTTATAACGATGAAATGCGCAGCCAAGCCCTGCTACAACTGAGCCAGATTGGACTACAATTCGATGAAAGCAAAAGTCAGAATCCTTTCGCGTACTATACCGCCGCCATTACTAATAGTTTTACTCGTGTGCTTAATATTGAAAAACGTAATCAGAATCTTCGTGATGACATCCTAGAAATGAACAACATGAACCCCAGCTACTCAAGACAAGCAGATTGGGGACGGGGTGGTGGGGGTGGGGGCGGAGACGAGTAAATTGCCCGTCGCTTCTAGCCACTGTTTTCTGCTATACTTGTATCAATGACTAATCTAT